TAATCAATGCTCCACTGAGCAGATATTTCAAACTGGAGGTGCTGTATATGCCCACTTTTAACAGAGAATTATCTACCACATTCTTGAAATAACCTGTGGGGGTAGATGTGGTAACGCTCTGCCACACTGTGTTAGTATCTGTGAATAGGATCCTATCAAATTTTGTAAAATAAAAATTATACACATCAGGATCTGTGAATTTTGGTTCTATGCTTTGTCGAATAAAATTAATAACATCAATCCTGCTGTCGAATTTAAATCCCAGTGTTTCTTCACTTTCTTGTTTGTAGATATATCCGTCGTCACAGAACACATTGATGCTGGAATATTTTCCGCTGGCATCTATGATATCGAAGTTTCTACTGATACCACTAGATGTTCTATTGATTGATTTTATCTTGACTATGTTTTGACTGCTGCTCAATGGTGCGAGATTATAATCCTCAGCCGTGATCATACGATTCTGTGTGTAATAGACCGCAGGAGCATTGGTCCTTACTGAATCTATGCTTTCGGTGGCTGCTGAATTGGCCACTGTGGATTGTAGAGCTAGTCCTACTGTCAGCGTGTGCTCTACACCTGATTTATTGAAATAACTGATACCAATGTTTATACCTCTCAGTTCATTAGGACTGATGGTATATGATAACCCGTTACTGGTTCTATAAAATACCCTAAAGGATCCCTGTGGTAAATTACCATAGACTCCATCGGCGAACACCAGATCGACTGTGTCATTTTCTTTGGTATTGACTGCATATATGTTTCTTATATCTTGTTCTACACTGTTGTAGGCTATGTTGTTGCCTACTAACGTTGATACCTTGGTCCATTCTTCTAACTGTGCGCCTGCGCTGTTCAATGAAAACAACCAAATATCGTCGTTGTTGATGTCGGCAGCATCAATGGCGATTTTTTCATTAGGTGTCGGAACACCTATGCCAAAATCAGCCAGAGCTAGCGTGCCTTGTTTAAACATCAGGAAAAATCCTGTGTTAGGACTACCAGGACCTGTGCCGTCGTTTCTATAAACAAATCCCAGTTGGTTACCAGGAACCGGAGGTTCTTCATAGATGTTTTCACTGTTTTTAAATGCTGTAGAAACTAATTCAAACAACATGCCTCTGGCTGCCACGGTTTTACTGAAACTGTAGATGGGCACATCTGTGCTGGTGGTTCTAAATCTATACTGTTCTGTAGGTATGCCTTGGATAGTAGCTGATCCTTGGCTGCGACCAAATTCTGTGTTATCTGCCATGGCAGAATTTAGCACCAGAATGAATTGCTCAAGCCAATTGGTGTTGGTTGGATCGTTCCAACTTACGATTTGTTGTGCGAGGTTTCGGCCATTGCTGTCAATGATGTCCTCGGTGGTGGCCACACTGGTAAATTTCAATAGACCCGAGGCAGCTTGATTTCTCTTGGCATTGTAGCTCAACATGCGAGCTATACGCAACACGCTTTCTTTGGTTTCGGCCAGTTCGATAAAATTTTCTCTGCTGGCGAGGTCTATGCGGAAGGCTAGACTCTGTCCGAGAAATGCCACTGCATCTATCAATGCTAGATATTCAGATGATTCGATGTAGTCGTTGAAATCTTCGGGATAATTTTCCCGCAGATAAGTGATAATAACCCTGCGCAGATTTTCAAAGTCGTAGCTTTTAAAGTCGGCATTTCTAAATGTCTGATAGATTCTAGTCCAGTCTTGGTTTAGAATTAGATTATTTTGTCTGCTGGTAGTGGTCATTTCAAGTCCCTATGCCAATATTTATGTTATAAAATAAACTGGTCATATTATCATATTATTGGTTTTATCAAAATCAAAGGTCATTCTTTCATTGACATTAAACGGAATATAAACTATGTCAGCCTGTATGCGTATGCCCTGATCTGTGCTGTCCACTGTGACTGAATTCACTGAAATTCTTGGATCATAATTTATTATGGCTTCTACGTCTTTGGCAATAATCTGTTTGACATCTTCCGTGAAATTTTCAAACAACATGTCCCAGATCACTGTGCCAAAATCTGGGTTTTCTAGTTTCTCTCCCTTACGGATATAGAAATGATTAATTAGGTCCTGCTTGACTAGATCAATATCATAGAGTCTATAGTTTTTTGAGTTCTGTTGGCTGCTGAAGCCTTTGTACAAGAACACACCTTGGCTTTCTGTTGTAACCGCTGTGGTGTTAGCCACAGATTTTTGATTATATAATTGATTTGCCATGATTAGACGTCCCTATCTGTGATATCAGGAGTTAGTTGCGCAGGAGCTAGATGCTCATGCAGAGGCCAAGGTTCGTGCATAGGAATTCGTTTCATCAAACTCTTTACTATACCTGATTGATATCGTTTATCCCAACCTACTGCAGTGCTGGTAGCAGGATTATCTCGGAGATCGTACGGTCTCACAAAGTCTGCTGTTACCGCAGTTTCTGCATTGTTAGGACCATTAAGATTGATTTTTGTGCCATTCATTTTTAGTTCTGATGTGGAGCCTAGGCTGATATCACCGGTAGCAGATATTTTAAGTTCTGTGTTAGTAGCTATATCCATATCATTGTTAGCTGAAATCTTGAGTTTCGCACCTACTAATACATCGTGATTGGCTCCTACTGTGAGCTTGGCATCGTTGTTGATCAAGAACTCCATGTCTGTGGCGATTTCTGCATGCCATTTACCTGATTCGGTTCTGAAATTCATGTTACGACCTGCTTCAAAATTAATGTCTCTGTCAGCACGTATATTGAGATCATTACCGGTATGTATGCTGACGCTGTCTTGAGCATAGATATCTATCTTACCATTACTGGTCATTTCAATCCAGGCAGTGCCTCTGGCATTGCCTATATAAATCAAATCTTCTGAATTATGCAGCAATATTTGGTGTCCAGTACGTGTCCGAACTCTAAAATATTCATTGTATGGAACTGTAGGCTCACTTGTTGAATTTCTTCTCTGAACGGATGGATCCAACAAATCAATATATTTCACGGGTCCTTCTGCAGCTGTTTTTTCTCGGTGATATCGATCATCGCCGTCATCCATAACCAACTGTGTGCCACCTAATCTACTAATAGGCAATGGAGCAGACTTGCTGTCTTTTTTTCCTATCACTGCTTTTTTAGCGTTGGTTCTACGATCGACTGGTCCGGGAGTTGAAATACCAAAAACCATTCCGGGTAACTCTCGTCTAGGCGATGATGATGACGTGCCTCTAACGTCATCTTCCAGGAGACCTTGTTCTAGAAATCTATCAGCGATAGGATGAACAACTCGAGGAAACTTTTCTGGATCAACGTTAGGTTTTTCACCTATAATACGTTTATTAACTTCCGCCACAGGCAACGGTAAAGAATTTCCTCGAGCATCTTTCATAGGACCGTATCTAGTTTTATCTGTAGCATCTAGAGAATTGATCTTAGATCCTGCGATGGCAGGAACCATGTTGTTGATATTACGACCAGGCACACAGGCAAACCAATACCCCTGACTAGGATCACCATCCACAAACAAAACCAGTACATTCACACCAACGTCCGGCGGCACGAACCACATACCATAACTTTTTTGTGTGTCGTTGAATCCCTCGATAGTAGAGGTAGTGCCATTATTTTTACCCATATACTCGTAACCTGTATATCCAAAGAAAGGGGGAGCATATTTCACTATGTGTAATTGACTGTCGTCGCCGGGATCGTTGGCTTGATCTTTTAATAATGTAACTTCTAACGATCCCATGAACGTAGGATCAAGGTGACTAATCACCCTAGCAAGATATATACCCTGTGTGAGGACCCCTGATCTTCCTTCACCTTCTGCCGAAGGTCTTCCTAATTCTGCCATTTATTATCCTTGTCCTAGATCTCTGTAATATCTAAAACCTGTTTTAATCGGTGCTTGATTACTGGTGGTTTTAGTTGTAGATGTGCGATTGTTCACACTGGTTGTAGAATCATTATTCACAACAGATGTGGCTGTTGCTGTATCACCTATGGGACTGGTTTTTGGAGATTCCTGCATTTTTAAATCCGTAGCCAGTGCATTTACCGGAGTTACAGTGCCTGTCTTATCTTCTTCAGTGACTTCTGGCCCTTGGGGTCCTGGCATTCTAAGACATTTGAGTTTTTGTTTCCATTGCCCGTCTGCGAAGGTATTTTCACAGGCTACTACTCTGTATATACCGCCGAAGGGGCTCTCTTTTCCTTCTTTTGAAAAATCATATAACCCTTCGGTTTCATTGATATCCACAGGTGTCTTAAATGTAAGGTAGATATAGACATTGCCGCTTTCGTAGTTCATAGTCCCGTCGTTGGTTATTTGGCTGGTCGGTGACGGAGCTTCTGCAAAATAGTTGGCAATTCCACTGTCCACAAGCCAGTACGGATCTCCCATTATTTCTAAATTTACAGAAATAAGATCGGCACTGTTACCACTCAGGAACGCCTGTTGCATGGTTTCTGCTACATTTTGTTCTACTGACTTAGTTCCCGATCCTCCTTTGTACCCCTTCAACAATCTAGGATCTCGTTTTGGTCTAGCTCTACCTAGTTGTGCTGCCTGCGAAGCCGGTGCACTTCCTTGACCTGTTCCGGTAGTGGGGTTTAAAGTTTCTGCGGATGTTTGATCTTGGTTACCAGTCTTTGATGACTTGTTTTCCGCTGCAGGATTAGCCCCTGTGAAAAACAA